CTTCGCCCGGATCTTCAGACAGCGGCTGGCGTAGTGCGGCAGATCATCCTTCAGATGCTGCAGGACGCCCTTGGTTTCCTCGTCAAGCAGCGTGACAGCCAAGGCGTCACCGCAACTGATCTAGCGCGTCCTCGTGGCGCAAGGCCCCGATCGTCGCGTTGATATCCAGCTTCTCGCCGTACTTCTTGGGCGCCAGCTTGCCCGCCATTTTCAGCCGGGTTTCCACCCGCAGCTTGGACCTTGCGACCCACTCGAAATCCATCGTCTCGACGACTTCGCCGTCCCCCCGCGTCACCAGTTTGGTATCCCGCCTGGCGTCGTCCGCAATCTCCAGACACTCAAAAAACAACAGGTCCGCTTGTCGATCCTTGGCGATCTCGTACGCCTTGCGGAACTCCGGGTGCGCCGCCAGCCACTCCGCCACCTTGCGCGGATGCGGGAACCCCGCCCTCGTCGCACACAGGTAATCGAGCCCCCGAGGCGTCGTCGCGATCGCTTCGCAGATCTCGGCGCCGACCTCCGGGGTATACTTCACGGGACGGACTGGCGTGGTCATGCGCCCGAGGCTCAACCCTTGCCGTACGGACTATCCGGCGCCGGGAACCCCGCCTTGAGATCCTTGTCCGACGTGAAGTTGGGACCGGCGGATCCGGCGGACTTCACCCGCCCCGCCGAAGCATTCTTGACCGAACCGCCCGCCATGTCGGGCTTGTCCTGAATGATCGGGTCTTTCTCGACGTTTTTGGCGACCATGGTCGACGCTCCTGCAGGGAGAGATCGCCCGCCCTCAAGAACGCGCTCGCAAAAACCGTCAAGCCCCCAAATTCTCACACTCGACAGGTGGCCATGCGTCGCCGCGTAAGATCGCCAGATGACCGAAGCAGTAAGGCCGGCCGACCTCCACCGGCAGGCAGCACGACCACGTTTGCGCGCCGAACCCCGACACCGGGAACGCGCATTCCCCGATCATCCGTTGCGGCCAAGGCCGAGGCGTCGACCCTGACAGCGCCGCCATGCGATCCGGATCCGCCACGCCCAGCGGCGCCGCACTGGACCGGGGACACACCGCCAAGCCCCGTTCCCGGTTCGACAGCGCCACTTGCGCGTCTGTCCGCGACGGCAGGCCCAGGCGCATCCGCTTGGACCGTACCGCCGCCCGACTGGTCCCCAGGATCCTGGCCAGCTCTGGCGCGTCGAGGCCCTGGCCCCAGCCGTCGGTAAGCTGGCGCACCTTCCGGGCCGTCCATTCCATGGTCATTGCACAGGTTCTCCGAAAGGGATCGGATCGCCAGCATCCGACCATTCTGGCGCCCCTAATGGGTTGCCGATCGCCGCAGCCTGAAACTTCGCCCCTGGCCAATGGATCTTGGCCAGCTTGAGCGCATTGGGAACCGCGTCGATCAGCGTCCCGATCTCCCGCACCGTGTAGACGCTGACGTACCGCCCATCCGCAATCACCTTCGCCGCGCCCTCGTCATCCTCGACCAGCGCCGCAATGGATCCATCCGCTAACGGAACCTCCCAGACCCAAGGCGCAATCGCCCTATGCCCCGCCTCCGACGCCCAGGCGTCCAACGCCTGCCAGCCCCGTTGCATCGCCGCCGCCTTGGCCTTGACCGACGCCAGCAGATCCGCCGTCAGGATCCCCGCATCCCAAGCCGCCTGCAGCACCGTCGACCAACTGGCTTGCTGGCGCCGGAATCTGGCCAGCAGTTCGATCGCCTCGAGCCCCGCCAGCCGCTCGAGCCGGTAAGCCCCCCACTTCCGCTCGACCTCCCGCCGGGACGCCTCGACCCCATCCCGCAACCCGATCAGCAGACCGCAATCCTCCGGACTAGGCATCGGGCTTGAACTCCGCATCCTGGCGGGCGATCTCCGCCCGGTTCTCCTCCAGTTTGGCTTGCATGGCCCGCCAGCGTGCGAGATCCGCAGCACGTGGCCGCGCCGTGTGCGCCATCGAGTTGTTCAGCTTGCGCTCGAGCCGACGCGTCGCACTGACAAGGTTCCAGTATGGCCGTCGGGCCGATCCTTGATGCAGCCGCCAGGCGGCAAGCCGTACGACGTCCCCTGTCATGTCCGAACCTCCCCGGCGAGGCGCGAAAGCGTCTCGAGCGGCGGAGCCGCACGCAGCCGCGAAAGCGCGTTCGCGACCGCCGGAACCATGCCCAGATCGCGCGATCCTGCGCGCCCCCGCCCGTATATTTCTAAGACCCCTTCTGTAAGGAAGGGGTTTAGAAATCCCGCGCGAGCGCGCGCAGGAAACAAGGGGTAACTACTCTGTTTTTCCTTGGGTTTTCGGGTCCAACGCTTTTGCGCTTTCCGCTCAAAGCGTCGACGTTGGATTATCCAACGATTACAAAGGGCGAAATCGCACAACTTGCACTTGAAAGCGTTCGTGAAAGCGTTCGTTTGCGAACCGGTACAATTACTCACTGGCCGTCCTCCAACCGCGTTTTCCGGTGTTGCTCGACAGCTTGATCAGCCCTTCCTCAATCGCTTCCGCGATCGCCTGCAGGACCACCGATCGGTCGAAACCTTCCCGCCCTAGCTCCTGGCCAAGCATCCCGTACAGGTTGCGGCTATGGCTCCGCCGTTCCATGTACGGACTGCCCGTTTTCCACGCCCATTCGACCCGCTCGACGATCCGCCGCTTGGCGTGCTGCAGCGCGCTGATATCCGCCGTCCCGCAGGCTTGGAACGCCCCCTCCGCCCATACCAGCTTGAGCCCGGTTTCCTCGCCGCTGGCCGCATAGTTCGCCTTGCCCCGCGTCAGCAGCCGTTCGTCCTGGCCACCGGTCTCCGGCTTGCTCAGGTACAGCCGCGACCGGACGCCGTTCTCCCAGGCCGTCGATCCTGAGAACCCGGATCCGCCGGTTTGCCGCCCGCTGATGCTGGGATGACCCAGGATCAGGATCGTCAGCTTGTGGCCTTGTTCGGCTTGCGCCCGGATCAGCCCGCCCAGCACTTCCTTAAGGAAGAAGTTAACTTGCGCCCGATCGCACTCGTCGCCCGCGAACACGTCCGCAATCGTGTCGAGGATCAGCAGGCTTGGCGACAGATCCGCCAGCGTGGCCTTAAGCCTCTCGTGAAAAATCCCCAGGCTTGGGCCCTCGCGCCGCCAGGACACCAGCACGTTGCGGGCCCCGATCCTTGGCCACACCAGCGCCCCGCCGTACGGGTTGCCGATCACATGTCCGCTGGCCTTGCGGATCGCCTCATGCCGCCGATGCAGTTCGTCTAGATCATCCTCGCAGAACACCGCCAGGACGCCGCCCTGCTTCACCGCCAGCCCGAGCCAGGGACCGCCTGTGATCGACGCATACGCAAGCTGTTGCGCCAGCAGCGACTTGCCGGTTCCACCTGGACCGTACAGGGAATTAACCACCCCCTCGACGATCCAGTCTGTCACCAGCCAGCCGCGCGCTGGCGGATCCCCGGCGAACGTCCCAACGTCGACCGGCTCCGGATCCTGATCGCCAGCGCCTTGATTTTCCTTGTGATAAAAACCCCCCTCCGCAGTACCGGATTGATATCCACCTTCCCCCTTGACACCTTCGCCCGTCCCGCCAGGCCGAGGCTCCGCCGCCGCCGCCTTCACCTTGCCCGTCCAGCGCCGCATGGCGTACGACCATTTCCGACGTAGCTCCGAGATCCCGCGCCCCTCGCGCTCGAGCAGATCCGCATTGCTCATGCCGTCGTACTGGGATCCGGACAGCCGGGTTTTCGTGGTCAGTTCGTATTGCGACCAGAGCCGCAGGATCTCCGCTTCCTGCAGTTCGTCCGTCGGCGGTATCGGGCTTTCCCGGTAGAGATCGACCACCGCCCCCCAGACCATGGCCTGCAGCTTGTGTTCCCGATCGTCCGTCTGTTGCCCGAAGGCGTTCTTTACGTCTTCCGGTCTAGTGTGTTCTTGCGGCCCCGAGGATCCGCCGCCCGCCTCGAGCCGTAGCGTGTCGATCGCCTCAATCAGCCATTCCGGCGCCGCCGCCAGATCGACAGCCCATGGCCCGCGCCCTGGCTCCCAGTCATAGATCTCGCCGGAACTGTGCCGCGACGGCGGCGCCATGATAAACCCGCCCTGGCCCCGTACGTCGACGCACATGGACGGCGCCTTAAACGTTGGCGGAACCCAGCCGACCGGCGCCCGGAACAGCAGTTGCCGCCCGCCCCCGCCTGTCCGCTGGATCCATGTGACCGGTTCCTGGCCATGGCAATGTTCGGCCAGCAGATCCGCCCACCACTGGAACGCTTGCGAGCCTTCCTTGCGATCGAGGTCGACCACCACCAGCCCGCCGGAGGCGGCGCCGGTAATGATCCCCATGTTCTTACGCAGCCGGTGTTCCCCGGTCGCCGGATCCCACCAGCGCGCAAACACCGCGTCAGGCGCTAAGGCGTCCTGAAATTCAATCCAGTCCCCAAACGGACGTTTCCACTGGCCGCCCTCACGCGGATCATGCGCCGGGACAACCTGCAGACCGTGGGCGCGATACATCGCCGCCCACTGTGACGCGCTGGCCCATTCGTCGTCGAACTCGACCATAGGCAACGGCCAGCTCCAGACAGCGCCAGGGGGTAACTGAACCCTCCAGTCACCCCCTGGCAGTTACCCTAAAAATCGTCCTCGATTGACGGCGGTTGGACAGGCTCCGGTTCCGGATCCGGCAGTTGCTGTTGCGTCGTCCGCATCTGAGCGGTTCCGGCGTGCGCCGTATCGTTCGCAACGCCGCCGACCACCAGATCCTTGGGCCGATCGGTCCACCCGGCTATTTCCCATTGAGGTTGATAGTTCTGGGACGTCACCGGCTTGCCGTCGGCGCCCTTGCCGGAACTGGCCACCGCCATTGTGCCCGCCAGCTTGACGACGGGAAGCTGGCCCGGATGCTTGGCGACGTCCTTCAGATAGGCGTCGTGCAGCGCATCCATGCCTTTGATCGACACTTGCGCGTTCGCCGCCATCTCGCGGATATCGCCGCCGCATCCCTTCCCCAACTTCATATGGATCCGGAACCCTGGCCGCGCTTTGCCGCCAGGCGGTTTGTCTGGCAGCGGTTTGCCATAGGGCGCGACGTCAATTTCCGGGGCGCCATTCGTCGGGAAGTAGAGCCAGCCCAGTTCGATATTCTCGAGATCCATGATCGCCTGAAAGACAGGCGTGATCTCGACCGTTTCGCTTTCCCAGGATCCGTCCGCTTGCGTCCGGTCGACGCGGAACAAGCGGCCGGCCCTGGCGTCGTATTTCACGATCGGCGTGCGATCCTCGCCGCCGCCGGTTTTAGGAAGGTTCAAAGCCATCACGTACCTCACACCACACTTGCCGCCGACAGGGGCGACGGCGCCCCTTCACGCTCACGTAAAATCGTACTTATCCCTGACGATCTGGCCGATATCCTCCGCCCGGATCTCCTCTCGGCGCCGATCCATCAGTTCGTAAATTTCCTCGATCCACGGCGGCGGGATCTCCAGTTCGTGGAGGTCCAGCCAGATCACCAGTTCGTCGAGATCCGACAGGATCAGCGCCCCGTCGATCCGGTCTTTGATCTGGTCCCAGATCCCGGTTTGCTTGGCGCGATAGGCCGACACCGACGACAGCCGCTTGAGCAGTTCACCCATAACGCGGCGCCTCCCGCTCAACCCAGGTTGTGGGGACAAGCGCATCCAGCAGAGCGCCCGGTGTAACCTCGATCTCGTATTCCGCGCCCCCTGCCAGGATCACATGACAGCCCACCCCGTAAGACGTGAACGCGACCACCTGATCCGAGCGCACCCAAATCGGCGCTAACGGCGTCTCAGGCGACCGACCGATAGAGCCGTGTCGTCGCGCCATCAGGCGAACAAACCGAAGTTCACCGCTCATGCCGCCCTCCGCGCGCGTGCCTTGATATCGTCCAGCCAGCCTTGTTGCTTGGGCGTGAACTCACCGCGCCACTGGTTCAGGCTCTGCAGGAATTCCCATTCCGCAGGCCGGAACATGTCTTCCCCCATGGCCAGCAGATCCGCGACTTCCTTGCGTCGGGGCGCCGCCTTGGCGCGCGGCTGTTCGATCCGGACTTCCTTGACCACGAAGCCCCGCGCCAGATCATGAAAATCCATGCCTTCCTTACGCAGCACCGTCGCCAGCGCCCGGCAGGCGTTCAGCGCCTCGCCGTCGTTCGGACTGGCCAGGAGCCGGATCAACGCTTGCGCCCGTTCAGGCAGCATCACGCCGCCTCCTGGCTACCGTGATCCTTGAGGTAGAGGCGTCGACCATAGGCAGCGATCAACGCCGCTTCCGCCCGCCCATGATGCTTCTTGGCTGGCCACTGATCGCTTGCACGCGGCCAGCGCACGCTTGCCGCCTGGCGGCTCTCGTCCTTGTCGCCCTTGACCCCTTCCGCCTTTTTCCAGACGGACGATGGGACGTCATGCAGCGGAATGAAGTTGGCGCAGACCACGCCGCGCAGCGCGCCATACACGGCGCCGAACTGGAACGACAGCGACCCCGCCTCGCCAGGGAACGACCAGACGCGTTCGATCCAGGCGTCCTCGACGCGCCCCGCGTAGCAGTCGATCAGGCGGGCGAACGAATAGACGTCCAGTTCGCGCTTGGCCTTCAGTTGCAGGACCGGGAAATCCCAGACGCCCATCAGGTCGCCAGACAGCAGATCCACCAGCGCAAAGGCGCCGTTCATGCCGGGATCAATCCCGAGGATCAGATCCCCGCTCACACCGACACCCCGACCCAGAAGCCCAGCGCCGCAACCGCGAGCAGGATCACCACCCAGCCGCCGACGCTGA